TCATGAGTTTCTAATCGGTTAATTTTCATTTGTTTGATATAAAATTAAAATTTTAGTTTAATGCCATTATATCCAACCGCAACCCAGCGTCAAGGGTAAAGGATTATATGACAGCACAAAGTTCCTCAAATCAGTCTGTAACACCGCAAGTACAAGAAAATAAGCCAAGTGATAAAGAGCTTAATTTTCGAGCACTTGAGCAAAAATATCAACAACAAATTGCCCAAGAAAGGGCAGAAAAAGAACGTTTAGCTAAAGAATTAGAGCAAAAGTCTAGGCTTCCTTACAAAGATGACGATGAAGATGATGCAGAGCCTTACGTTGACCACAAAAGATTAAAAAGAGAACAAGCTAAGTTCGGACAACAACTTAAACAAGAGACTCAAAGTGAAATCCAAAAAGCTGTACAAACAGCCCTACAACAAGAAAGGCAACAAAATTGGATCAAATCTAATCCTGATTTTTACGAAGTCATGAAACATGCAGAGAAATTCGCCCAAGCTGACCCAGAATTAGCCGAAACCATACTTGAAATGCCAGAAGGTTTTGAGCGTCAAAAGTTAGTCTACAAGAATATTAAGGCTCTTGGCATACATAAACCAGAAGTCAAAGCACCCTCAATACAGGACAAAATAGACGCTAACAAGAGAAGTCCTTACTATCAGCCTTCTGGATTTGCTTCAGCGCCATATGAAGGAAATAAAGGGGATTACAGCCCAAGCGGTCAAAAGAACGCCTATGAGAAGATGCAGCAACTTAAGAATCAGTTGAGGATTTGATGTAAAAACTGGAATATGAACTAGTCAGAGAAGACGAAAAATTTAAATATTATAAAACAAAACATGGTGTTGAATTCTCAGCTCCAAAAAGTGGCTTTTTTATTGATCGTATAAAACTTCTTTCCTAACAAGTTCGAAAGGCGCCCAAATATCATCATCATCAATTTCATGAACATTTCCAAACTGACTCACCCAATGTAACTTTTCGTTTTCATCTTCATCTCTGAGCATTGATGCTTTAAATATGTGATATTTATTATTTTTACTCCTGAAGACTAATAACCAAATATCTTTCGGAGGCTTGTCTTCATAACATATTTTCCAAATGTCGATATTGATAAATGCTTGACTTGGATTTCTCATGATTAAAGGTAATTTACTAAGAATCTTGAAAATTTGCCATTAAATAAAAGATTTGATATATCCAAGTTTTCGCCCTCCCTGCGTTATGGGAATTCGCGTACGTAGCTTCGCACCTACAACAAGGATATGATCGAGAACTGACGTAACTAGGCTCGTCTACCGATCATCATATCAAGATTAACATTCAACTAAAGGTTGATATGTCAATTACGACAACAGGCAATTTAGGGCCAATGATTTTGCAATCGTTAGCTCCTGCTATGCTGTATGTGCCTACGCCAACCATGAATTATATTACGGTTTGCGACAAGGTCTCCATGCCAGCAAACGGGGGAACTACTTGCAGATTTATGCGCCCAAGAGCTTTACAGCCTCCAACTGTTCAGCTAGGTAATAGTGGTATCGATCCTCCGGCTCAAGTGCCTCAGAGGGATATCATAGACGCACAAATGGCGTTCTTCGGTCGATATGCCAGTGCCGAAGACTCATTCGATTATGTGTATAGACTGGCTGCATAATCAACGAGCAAGTGATATTACAAGACCAGGAAGGAGTTCTGGCTTGGGTATCTGAAAGACTTGCCGTAGCAATGAGACAGGCTTGAAAATATTAAGTAGGCCTGTATAAACCTCTTCTAAATAACTGGGAACTCTTGTATACTTTATACGGAACCGTATAGGAGTGATATGCAAGACAATCAGAGGGAAGAGTTATCGTATTTAGCCGGATTGTTCGATGGTGAAGGAACAATCTGCATACAGAAGGATTCGAGACCATTATCCAAAGATAATGGTCGGAACTGGAACCCAATCTATAACATTACGTTTAGAGTTGGGATGATAGAGGAAAAGGCTATCAAAGGTTTTAAAGAGTTCTTTAAGGTAGGATTCATAGACTGCGAAAAAGTCTATCTTAAATTTAGACCGATGTGGAGATATTCCATAAGGGCTAAAGATGATGCAAGAATGGTAATTGAGAAAATATTACCTTTCTTAAGGGTGAAAAAGCCACAAGCTGAATTAGCTCTAAGATATTTCGTAGATTGTCCTTCTCAAAGAGGACAGTATTTGACTCCAGAAGTGTTGGCAAAGAAAGAGCAATACTACCTTGAGATGAGAAGACTAAATGGAGTAGATAACTCACCCGCAACGACTAAACGAAGGGGACGCCCACCTAGTGTGCGCGTATGCGATAGTCTGAACTCATAGGTGACTATGAGAGGGAGATCCGAAGAGGTTTCCCCGCTCACAATATAACGTGAGTCATAAAGTAACAGATTGGAAGATTTAATCCTCCGCGATTATATCGTATCCTCAGCGTCAGAAATAAACGCTGGTGGTGGAAGTAATGGTTTTAATCCAACTAACCTTGGATTAACAGACTTTAGTTTAGTAGCTACGACTCTTGATACTAATAACGCTTATAAGTTCATGAGCGGTATTGAAGGTATGGACAGATTCGGAACAGGCCCAGTCAGATCAGCCTATTTCATGCTGTCCTCGACTGAGTTACAGTCCGACTTTGATGCGTTGGGATCAGCTGGGGGTATTTCATTTATATCCCAGTGGAATTATCCAACAAATGCCTCTGCTCTTCCTTCTGAGTATGGCTCTGTAGCCAACATTAGGATTTTGACAAGTTCTGAGGCTCCAGTAGCTAGAAATGCCGTGGCTAATGCTTCTGGTACCCTTAACGATCTGTATTACAATACAGTGTTAGGTAAGCAAGCTATCACGCACATAAATCAAGATGGTTATTCCATGAATTTGATTTACCGTGATCCTTATTATTCTGGAATGCTTGCGCAAAACGCAACTTTGGCGGTTAAATTCGCCCAAGCTCAAGCGTTAACGCAAGATACAGCTATCCGTCAACTCTTAAGCACTCGCTTAAGCAATTTGGGGGTGTAATATGGCTGAATATTCTAGAATGGCTAAAGGTAATTTCACAGCTACAGGCACATCCCAGATTATTAATCTGCCGTTTATGCCTGATTATGTGGAACTTTGGAACTATAGCAATATCAAGACAAAGACTAATAGCACAATTACAAAAGCGTGGTGGGATGCTAAATTTATTGATACTGCAAGTAATACAAACCCTACCATGATTGAAGGTTATAATAGTTCAGGCGTGTTGATCTTTGATCAGATTAGTAACGCTTCAAGTAATATGGCTATTAACGCCTTTTCGGGTGGTTTAGGTCAGCAGTATGGTGCAGCTCAAGCAATAACAACTGTAACAGCTTCGGCAAGTCCAACGGTTGTTACAACTACCGCTGCACATGGTTACCAAGTGGGTGATACCGTCATTATGTACGGCATTGCTTTAGGCACAACTAACAACATGCAATTGCTAAATGGAGTTCCATTTACAATTACTGCGGTTGGTTCAACTACGACATTTTCCGTAAAATGGGATTCTAGCGGTAGCAATTATGCTACGGTTAGCCCAACATCGGCATTTGTTAAAAAAGTGCTATTTCCGTTTTTGTATTTACCACAAGATAATATAGTAACGGCGATAACCTTAGGAGCAACAACAACTATTGCTACTAGTATGTATAGCAATATGGAAGTTGGACAAGAAGTAGCTTTCCGTGTTCCAAACTTTTGGGGCACTACTCAGCTTAATTCTTTGCCAAACGTGTTGATCCCTGGTTCTCCAATCTATGGTTACGTACAATCCATAACAGACAATTGGACATTTGTTGTTAATATTAATTCGGCGGCTTTTACCGCGTTTACTAATAACGGCACGATGACCGCTTCTACACTTATTGGCTTGACTTATCCTCAAGTTGTTGCTGTAGGAGACTTAAACACAGGTAGTTTGTCTTATAGCGGAGGCGCATTGTATCCATCTCCTCAGTATCCAACTAGCACTAATCGTGTGTCTACGATAAATGGACCAGCGATTAAGGGAGCTTTTGTGAATAATACTTCACAAGGTTTTACAATTGGAGCAGGTTTAGGAGCTGTTATTACGGCGTCTACTGGTACTTTAATTGCTAATACTAACCAAGTGTATTGGCATGCTTATTCCCATGATTATGGGAACCCATAGTTTAACTAGGAGGGGACAAATTTGTCCCCTCCCTTTTTGAGGTAATATGACAGTTTTAAGAGGTGTAATATCTTATCCAATACCCCTTTATTCAAATGTTCCTATTCAACCCCAGTTTTATATTCCAAGTAGATTTGTGATATCCGGAGTTGTTTTGGGAAATTCAACCACTGTAACAACCTCAGTCAATCACAACTATGTTATAGGTCAACATGTTAGACTTTTAATACCTGTAGGGTATGGATGTACTCAACTAAATGATAAAGATGGTTATGTGGATTCAATCCCAGCACCAAATCAAGTTGTTGTGACTATAAATTCATTACAAGCAAACGCTTTCATAAATGCCAGTCTTAAACAACAACCTCAAATTTTAGCTATAGGAGACATAAATACAGGTGTAACAAATGCAAATGGTCGTTATCAAACACAAACTTTTATCCCTGGAAGTTTCATAAATATTTCTTAGCCTTTTGTGTAAATTCAAAATTTAATGTATATATATAATTTTAAATTTATGTATATATAATGAGGTGTACTATGGTTCAAAAACCTATCCCAACAAGCTCTTTAGCTAACCAAGAACTAGAAAAAGTCGAAAAACAATTTGAGGCATTTGATAATCAAGTGAAGGAAATGACTTTGGATAGGATGAATTTTGCTCCTAAGCCAGAATCAGAACCACAAGTTAAGCTTTCTTCTGGAGAAATAGCCAATTCAAGAGAAATATACCTTAAGCCTGTTAAATCTATCGGTTCATCCCAAAAGTTTAACGAAGATTACAGAAAACAATATGAATTTGATAAAGAATATGTGCAGTTTATAGCCGAAAACAAAGAAATCATTGGTGAAACTATCGATATGTGGACAAGACCTTATGGAGGGATGCCAGCAGAAGAATGGAAAATCCCAGTAAATAAACCTGTATGGGGTCCTAGATATCTGGCAGAACAATTAAAAAGAAAATACTACCATAGACTTACTACTCAAGACAATAGAAGTGCGGGTTCTGACGGAATGGGACAATACTACGGTTGCATGGTCATAGACACAACTATACAAAGATTAGATGCGCATCCTGTAAGTAATCGCAAATCAATTTTTATGGGATCAACAAGTTTTGGTTAAAAACAAATAATGAACCTTTTAAGCGACATCATAACGTACGTTCGTAGGTATATTAAAAACTCTACGAACGATCAAATAACCGATGATTTAATTATTGATTACATTAATCGTTTTTGGATCCATGATGTAGATGCTCGCATTCAGCTTTTTGATTTAAAAACTAAATATCAGTTTCAAACGGCTCCTGGCTATGATCAATACAATATGCCCATGTATAATATTTATCAGGAGTCGGCACCTCCCAATCAACAAAATATAAGTTATTATCCCGTTTATCAAGGATTTTTAGATCCTGTTTATATTAATGGTATTCAAGTTCCTTTTTATACACAAAAGACTTCGTTTTTTAATACATGGCCTAATGTGGTTCAGCAAATGAATACGTATGTTATGGGTGATGGAGGCGCTACTTATCCATTTACATTTCCTGTTGCTCCTAACAACATAATGCCAATAAATATTCCCTATCAATATATTTTGAGAGGCCATATTGATATGAATGGCATTATTGCTTATGCAAATTCAACAGGAACTTATCAAGATCCGCCCATTGTAACTACATTTAATACAGAAATTCCTGTTGCAAATACTTTTGCCCAGGTTTTTATAACTTCAAATCTTTCGGATGGCACAAGCGTTGTAGTATCAGATAGTGGACAATTTTTGGAAGGTAATCAAAATTATGGTTTGTTAATGTCTCCTGGACAATCTCCTTTAGGAAATAGTGCTTTGCCTGGTGGATATAGTATAACAAGCAACACGATAAACTATTTCACGGGTCAGGTTAATGTGACATTTCCTGTTAATATTCCCGTGGGAATGAATATTAATGCTCAGTGTTTCCTTTTCCAAACTGGTTTACCTCGTGGAGTGCTTTTCAATAACAATGTTTTGACATTTCGGAGTCCTCCAGATCAACAATATCTCGTGGAAATAGACGCTTATTTAACTCCAGCAGGATTTTTATCCACTAATCAAGCTATTCAGTTTGCATATATGTCCGAGTATATATCTAGAGGAGCAGCTAGAAAGATTCTTTCCGATACTGGAGATATAGATCAATTTATGTTTTATGAACCTTTTTTTAGAGAGCAAGAAATGCTTGTATGGAAACGTAGCCAAAGGCAGTTTACGGCCACAAGGACTCAGACAATCTATAGCCAGGGTGTAAATCAACAAGGCCAGGGTGGTTTCAACAGTTTAGGAGGAAGTACTTTATGACATATCCATTTGCAATAGACACAACGATTCCCTTTTCTCAAAATGATCCCGCCGATGATCAGCCTAAAATGTTAGTAAATACTAAAAATACTGTAGGTTTTTTAGAAGTTGATCATGTTGCACCAGGATCAGCAGGAGCCGGGTTTCATGAGCAAGTTACCTTTTATCAAGAACAAGCAACTCCAACACCTTCCGGTACGGAATCTGTAGCTTACACAATAGCAGGAATAGCAGATGCTACGAAACCTCAACTTGTATGGACTAATATTGCAGCCACATTTCCATTAAGTGCTATCAAAGCCTTTGGAAATTTTAATAGACAAACCGTAGCTGGCGCAATGACTTTTTTAAGCTCGTTTAATGTTGTATCTGGAATATTTGTACCAGGAATTCCAAATAGTTATCAAATTACACTAACTCCCGGAGCTGTAACAGGCAATAACGCTGCCGTAACGCTAGGAATAGGAGTTACCGCAGGTATTGTTTCTTATGGATTTACTGGCATGGGTCTTTTAAATATATTTGACTCTTCAAATATTGGTGGATCACAAATAAGTTTCTTAGTTCTTCAAATGTAGGTCATATGGCCGATCAGATATTTATAGGAAATTTTGGAAAGGGTCTTAATTTAGATCGAGAACCCTTCAATATTGATAACGACGCCTTTCCTACCCTTTATAATTTCTACAGTTGGAGAGGACGTATTAAGAGAAAAAGGGGAACTGAGCCATTAGCTAGACTTGAAAGACAAATTGAATCAGTAGTAACCCCTAATTTCAATACAGAACCTTGGGTCTTTGGGCCTTTAACGCTTTCGGGAGGTGCTGGAAATCTTATTACGGGACCTTGGACGACTAATCTTACCGATATGTATAAACTGCAATCAACGGCAAGCATCGCGCCAGGATCCATAAATTTTACAGTTGGAGGCAATGTATATACTGAGCCTGCAACTCAAGATGGAACGCTTGTAGGTACTCCGGCGGGAGCTGGAACTATTAACTATGCCACAGGTGAGGTAACAATTGTAGGAGGGGGTTCAGATACTTTAACAGGAACTTTTTCCTATTATCCAGATCTTGCAGTAATTGGACTTGAAGATTTCGTTACTAATAATGCTAGTGATTTTTTCCCAGTTCTATTAGCCTTTGATAATTCTTATAGTTACCAAGTTAATCAAACTGTAACCCCAGTTAATTTTTACAATACTACCTATTATAAAAATTCAAACGTTCCTTTTGTATGGACTGCTGATGATTCCCATCTTTTTTGGACAACCAATTACCAATCAGCTCTATGGGCCACCAATAATAAACCTGGACTGCATTATGTAAATGCAACTTATATTTCTGGATCAGGAACAAATGCAATCACCTTCAATTTCAAATCTGCCAGTGTTAATTTCACAAATCTAGTTGTAAACGATGTAATTTTCTTCAATGAATGGACAGCATCAGGAGTTACGATAAATCTTTTGCAGGGCACTATTACCGATGCAACGGGCGCTGCTTCAGGAAATTATGTAGTTACCTTCGTTGCTAATCAAACTGTATCTGGAACAGGTATAGCTTTTTTACTGACTAATTCTATTCCAGGCCAAGACGGGATAAGATGGTATGACGGCGATCCTACAGCGCATAATGGTATTCCTGCAGAAACAGGTTTAGGATGGGTGAATTTCTCACCTCCTCTTACCAATTTTACCGTTTCTATCAATGATCAAGTTCCCAAATTATACTATCTGGTAGGCGCTCTTGCCATAGTGCCTTTTAAGGATCGAATTTTGTTTTTTGCTCCTCAAATTCAGGAAGTGGGAGGATCGGTTATTCAGCGTGCTTTACAAGATGTGGTTATTTGGAGTTGGAACGGAACGCCTTATTATACGCCAGCCACAGCGACGACCACATTAGGAGTGACGGTATATACACCTGGTCTTGTTCCCACTAACTCTTCCGGTTCGGAATCCTCAGACCCTACTGGTTATTTTGTCGACCTTACAGGAAGAGGAGGTTGGGGATCGGCAGGAATTTCTCAACCCATCATTTCAGTATCAAGCAATGAAGATGTTTTATTAGTAGGTTTTGGCAATAGAGGTAAAAAAGCCCGATTTGTCTATACTTCTGACGATCTTGATCCTTTCTATTTTTACCTAATAAATAATGAATTGCCATCTTCTTCTACATTTTCGTCTATTTCTATGGATAAAGGAGCAATTGATATAGGTACACTTGGTATTACAATGACTACCCAGCAGAGTTGCAATAGGATAGATTTAGAAATTCCAGACTCTGTTTTTCAGATTCAAACTTTAAATAATGGCCTTTTGCGAGTTAATGCAATACGGGACTTTTTTAGAGAATGGATTTACTTTGCTTATCCATACACAGAAAGCCGTTGGCAATATCCTACGCAGACATTTCTATTGAATTATCGCGATAATACGTGGGCTATTTTCTACGAAAACTTTACTAGACATGGAAACTATCGACAGCAAATGAAAAATACTTGGGTTACCATTGGGGCTAAATTTGGGACATGGGCAGCATGGAGAGAGCCTTGGAATGCCGGATCTTCACAAGCGAATTTTCCAAGTATTATTGCAGGTACGCCGCAGGGATTTGTAGTGGTAAAAAGCCAGGGAACTAATGAGGCTCCAACTGGTTCCATTGCAACAATAGTTGATGATGGATTTGGTTTTGCAGAGATTACCTCTTACAATCATTGCGTAGCTGTAGGAGATTATCTTTTATTTTTAGACGCTTTAGGAACTACCGCTATTAATAATGTGATAGGGCAAGTTACAGGTGTTATAAATGCCAATGAATTCATAGTTGACATTCCAACACCTGGAGGGGTTTATTTAGGACTTGGAACATTTACAAGACTTTCTCAGCCTCTTTTTCAAACAAAACAATTTCCCGTTTATTGGCAAGAAGGGAGGAAAGTAAGGCTCGGAGTGCAAAAATACTTGCTCGATTTTACGGCAGACGCTCAAGCAACTCTTAATATCTACTTAAGCCAGGATGTAACGAATGCCTATAATATGGGACCTATTATACCTTCTGAAGGAGTTACAAATAACGCTTTAGTTTATTCCCAAATTCTTTACACATGTCCAGAAAATCCCACAGGTATTTCTGGCCTTACTCCTGCAAATACAAACCTTCAAATGCCCACTGCTAATGAACAAAATCAGATTTGGCATAGGGTAAATACAAGCCTCATAGGTGACACTTTCCAAGTAGGTATAACGCTAAATGATGCGCAAATGAGGAATTTAACTTATGCCACCAGTGAGATTACTTTGCATGGGATCATCTTTAAAGTAGATAGAGGGCCAGAATTAGCATGACAACACAAAGTCCTCAAACTGTTAATACTCAAACGGCTCCTTACCTTCCAAGGCAAAGAAATTTTCCATCTAATAACCCTGAAGGTTTGGCCTTGGAGATTGATAAAGCTTATGTTGATATTGCAGCTCGTGTGAATGTAAAGACTAATGGTCTTTTTGCAGTGAATTATCAGGTGACGACGGGCGAGCAGTGGTATTTAAATGGGCAGCCTAAAAAACAACAAACTCTTAGACGAGTTTACAGTTTTGGGGCTATTGCAGCAGGAACTGAATTGGATATACCCATAGGCATTACAGGATACACTCAATTTACTCGCATTTATGGAACTGTCATAACGACAATGCCAGATTATAGACCTCTACCCTATGTAGATCCTATAACTTTAACTACTGGTATGGGTGTTTTAGTTGGACCTGTTGCAGGAGTACAAAGTATTCGTATTGTTGTGGGAGCAACAGCACCTTCGGTGACTAGCGGACTTGTTGTGCTAGAGTGGTTAAGTGCATTTTAAATAATTATTTGATAATGTTAAGAAAATGAGGTGTATATGTCTTCAATGACTGGAATGGGTGGATATGGTCAAATGGCTGGACCAAATGGACAAGTAGGCAACAAGATTCCTTCAGGATATAAAATGGGACAAATGCAGAATTATACTCCTGAAATGATGCAGCTTTTTCAAAGTTTATTTTCTCATTTAGGTCCAGACAGCTTCCTTTCAAAACTTGCTGGAGGAGATCAGAGTCTTTTTGAAGAAATAGAAGCTCCAGCACATAAGCAGTTTCAGGGACTACAAGGACAAATAGCCTCTAGATTTAGTGGTATGGGTATGGGAGGAAGAAAAGGAAGCGGTTTTCAAAACGCTATGTCGCAAGCGGGCTCTGATTTTGCACAACAACTGCAATCTAATCGTCAAGGTCTTCAAAGACAAGCATTAATGGATCTTATGGGGATGAGCAATAATCTTTTGCAACAAAAACCATACGAGAATTTCCTAGTTAAGAAACAGCAAAAGCCAAGTTGGCTTGCAGGAGCTGCCCCTTTGGCTGGCGCAGGGATTGGAGCAATGTTAGGCGGTCCTGCTGGGATGGCAATCGGGGGATCTTTAGGATCTTCATTTGGTGCAGGATTAAACGGCCAGCAAACTCCTGAAACTGATTGGTCAGGTATCTCTAAATTTTCTACCTCATGGTAATTTTATGGTTCAAATAATTGAAGAAAACAAAAAACCCACTTTTTCTAGAATGTTTGGTCAAGCTTTTGCTAATCTAGGACAAACTGTAGGGAAAGGAGCATCTCAATATTTGCAAGGGAAGCAGGCACAACAAGAGCAGAAAAAGAGAGAAGCACAACTTACCCAACTCACTGGAATGGATGCTCCACCTGAGTTTCAAGAAGCTATTTTTAAAAACATGCTTCAACAAAAGCTGCAAGAACAAAAATATGGTTTTGAATCTAAATTAGCTGATGAAGCTGGACAAAGAAAACTTAAGGAATCAGCCGATAAACTAAGGGGAGAAGAAGAGCCTTTAAGAGGCGCTTTAGATGTTGTTGACCGAATGAGAGCAATACGTAAGAAGGGAAATTTAGGTGTAGGTACAAGTTTTTCTCCATTTCCAGAAACAAGACAGCAAGCAGGAGAATATGAGCAATTAGGAAAATCTCTTATTCAATATGCATCAAACATTCCTATTAGAAACCAAATAGAATTCCAAACGCTTGCAGAAGAGTTATACGATCCAAGCATTACCGATGCTAGAGCTGAAGGCGTTTTAAATGCTATGGAGAGGATCATAAATAATTCTCTCCAAAAATTTGAAAGACAAGAAGGCAGTTCAGAAAAACCATCCGATAAAAAAAATCGACCTCCTTTATCTTCATTCCAGAGGTAAAATGAATAATAATTTTGATTATGAAGGAGCAAAAAAAGCAGGATATAGCGACGAGGAAATAAATTCTTTTATTCAATCCAAAAAGCCAAAACAATCTGCTTCTGATATAAATCAAAAATTGCTTCGACATAATCCTAAATTTGATGTGCAAGGAGCGATTGATTCAGGTTATTCGCCCACAGAAATCAATGAATATCTAGAGGAATTTAAACCCAAAAGATCATTAGCGCAAAAAGCCGGAAGATTAGGAACTCAAGCAGCTTTGGGAGCTGCCGAAAATGCTTTATTACCTTATGAGATAGGCGTAGCTCCATTGGCCTCTAAAGAAGCTCAAACCGCTCAATATAGGGAAGGAGTCGGCGAAGACATAGAAAGGCTCTTAGAGCAAAAGTCTATGGGTCTCTGGGATGAACAAGATGAAGCACTATATAAGCATCTCAGCGAACAAATGCAAGATCCTGAAAAATCTTCTGAATATGTTAAGTCCGCTGATATAGGAATAAGAGGTTTAGCCGAGCAAGCCACGGGTTTAGATCTACATCCTGAAGGCATAGAAGAAAAGGCCGCTAATTGGATTGGATTTATAAAAAATCCTAGCAAATTAGCTAATCTTGCTAAAACTGGCATTACTGCAAAAGAAGCAATTAAAGCCATCGCTCCTAGCGGAACGGATCTTTTGAGGGGATTAGGAGCTGGAACAGCTTTAGAGATGGCGGAACAGGGTAATTTCGGCCCTATAGGAACAATGGCAGCCGTTGTAATAGGTGATGTAGCAGGTGGAGGGGCTTCAGCGTTACTCAAAGAAGGAACTAAAGCAGTATCTCAACCTAAAAAATATCTAGCTGAATTATCAGCGAAGTTTACTCCAAAGGAAAAGCTTAATCTGCAAAAAGAGATCATTGATGATTTTAAAAAATCTGGTTTACAAGCAGATTTAGGAACGCTCACAGATAGCAATTTGATCAAGTGGACACAATCAAGATTAGCTCAATCCGGACTCACTGGAAAAGCTCTAGATGAGTTTAGGCATGAATTAACGGATCAAATTAAGAGAGAATATAGGGGATTAGCTGAATCATTAGGAGAAGCTAAATATGCCACCGCTCACGAAGCCGGAGAAGCTGTAAAAGAAGGAATAAAAACGATCCGTGAAAGTGATCTTAAAGCAACTAGAAATCTTTATGAAAATGCTTCGAAAGCTCTTAAGGAAAGAACTTTTGTGGACTCCAACAAATTAGCTTCAGTAATAGAAAAATTGGAGAAAAATTTAATTCCTGGGTCTATCAAATCTACAGAACAACAAACGGTTCTGAATACTTTGGAAAAACTTAAGAGAGATCTTTATGACTCATCAGGCAAGCTTATGTATGCGGATGTGAAAGAACTCATGAATAATAAGATCGCTTTGAATGACATTATAAATTATGAAGTGCAGGGCGGCTCTAAACAATTGCTAAAAGAAGTGGTAAAAGAGATTGATAAGGCGATTATTTCTCATGGCAAGGAGAATCCAACATTTGCTAAGAATTACATAAATGCCAATAAGAGATTTTCCCAACACGCAAAAACTTTTAGAAGTAGAGAAGTTGAGCAACTTTTGAGATCGTCCGACCCAGCTCAACTGCTCAATAAAATGAATACCACACACGGCATTAGAACTTTGGATAAAGTACTTTCGAAATCACCTGAAGGCAAAGAGATTTTCAATAGTCTAAAACGTTTAAAACTTGATAAAGCAATAGGCGATAACCTTGTCGATAGTGCTACACAGCAGGTAAAATTGGGAACTTTTTCAAAACTTCTTGAAAAATCCAATAACAAAGAAATATTCAAGGAAATTCTAGGAAAAGAAGGATTTAAGCGTTTAGAAAGATTACAGAAAAATGCTGGAAAATTAGCTAGTGCAGCAGATAAGTTTTATAATGCTTCAAAATCTGGTGTAGTGGCCGCAGATGCTGCTGTAATGGCAAAAGGTATGAATGATGTAGCCCATGTTCTGATGGGGAATCCTTGGCCTCTTGCCAAAACTGTTGGAGGTATCATAGCAGCAAGAAAATTGAGCGGTTTGCTAGCAGATCCCGAATTTCTAAAACTAGCGGAGCAAGCTATAGTCGCCTCAGAAAAAGGCTCTAAACCTGAGTTATTCCAAATATTCGGAAAATTACGACCATATATACTTCCTCTTATGCAGCAAACTAACGAGATGTAACCGTGTCGTAATATAAAGCTAGGGCAAAAATAATTAGCCAAGTCATATTAGTCATCCTCTTTTTCGAAAAAGTAAAACATAACAATTGTCAAGAAGCATCCGACGAAACATTCGCACATATTACTTTCCCCTATTGCGTTCTTCAATCACACAAAGTCTGGCATGGAAATCACACATTTCTTTCTGAATTCCTCTTAATTCTTCTCTAATGCCATTATGTAGTGAAATAGATACGCCAAAAAAAGTGAGCATTATCACTAGATTTGATCCTATGATTGCTATTACCTGTATCCAAGTTTCATTCATGTTATGTGTCCTTTTTTAACTCTATTCCTTTCCAATTCATATGTAATCAGTCTCTCAATCTCAGACTCTTTGATTCTGTAAGGGCTTTTAGGCGCCTTTGAAAGTCTGAAAGCAAGTATTTTGCCTTCCTTGATGAGTTTAAGCACCGTTAGTCTAGTAACCTTTATCTTTTCTGCAAACTCGTCAACCGTCAAAATATTGTTGTTCATGACATGAGTATACATCTTTAAACAACCAAAGTATATCTAAAATAAATTTTATCATTTGTTATTGACATAATGTTTTTTTTAATTCAAGTTAAGTTTTTACAAGGATGTATGTATGTCAGGTCAAGCTTATGGTTTAGGTGGTATGATTACGGTTCCTCCTGCTGTTTTGCAGGGAAATGGAGCTCCCCCTTTAGGGTTTAGAGGCGTTCAAGGCCAATCTTATTATGATAATTCACAATCTCCACCCATGGAATATGTATTCAATGGTCAAACTTGGACTACGGCGGGGGCTAATCCTGCAACAAATACATCTTTAGGAAGCGTATTCCTAGCCACTACAGCTCAAACTGAGACAGGAACTGCTCCTAGCGCTCAATATGTATCTTCAGCCAATGACGTTTATGCTTATGGACAGTCTCTTGTTTTAGCTGGAGCAAACATAGCTCAAACAACTGTAACAGGTATTGTTAACCTATCAACAAACGCGCAGGCTGTAGCTGGAACGCCAACAGTTCCAGGTGTTACAGCTTTAGCGGTTCAGCCATCAAATTTAGCTTCTGTATTCGCTTCTCCTCCAGCAATTGGAGGAACCTTGGCAGCAGCTGGCTCATTTACCAATTTAGCTGCTTCAGGAACATTGGGAGTAACCGGAGCCTCTACATTTAGCTCAGGTACTTTTAGTAGTACATTAGGAGTGACTGGGGCTTCAACATTTAGTTCAGGTACTTTTAGTACAACTTTAGGAGTAACAGGACTTTCAACACTTGGCGCTCTAACTCAAGTTGGAACAAGTAATATTAATGCAACTGGAGGCGCAACCACTAATATAGGAACAGGTGGCACTGGAGCTGTTAACATAGGTAATGCGACAGGAAATACCGCATTGACAGGTAATTTAACCGTTAGCGGAACTTTTACACCCTCAGGAACGTCAACGCTAGGAGCTACCACAATAGTTGGAGCAACTAATATTAATACTTCAGGATCAGCAGCAACTATCATTGCGGGATCAAGTGGCACTGGTACTTTAGCTCTTGGTAATGCGACAGGAAATACGATCCTAACCGGGGGTTTGACAACAGCCACAGCGGCCGCAATTATTACATTAGGCGCAGCAGCTCAAACAGGAACAATTACTGTTGGATCTAGCACAGCAGCAAACAGTGTTCTAATTCAAAATGGTGTGGCAGCTTTTGCACAAATCACTAGTATTAACAATGGAGCAAACGCAGCAGCTAGCACAGTTAATATCTTGAATGGGGCAGCCACAACAGGTGCACAAACGTTAAATATATTTTCAAGCACAAGTGCAGCTACTTCTCAAACTCTAAACCTATTTAATGGTGTCAATACAGCAACTACAAATACGATAAATATATCGACTACAACTGGAACCTTAGTAACGATGAACCTTTTGACAGGGGCGGCAGCTTCTGTTTTGAATGTGGGTTCTACTTCAATGGGAAATATCGGATTTACCTTAGCTGCGGGAAGCGCTTTTTCTGTAACTGGGGGAACTACTACCACAATCACTTTGGGAACTAACATCACTACAGGAACAGTTTTAATTGGAGGCGCTGCCCAAACTGGCAATATAACCTTAGGAAGCACATCGGGAGCCAGCCAATCTGTCTTGATTGCAAATGGCGCAGGAGCGACCGGAACTGTTTCTATCGCTAACATGTCGACCGCAGGTATGACAGTTAACTTGGCAAGTGCGGCAGCCATTGGAACAGCTTCTACCGTCAATATCTTGAACGGGGCTTCCAATACCGCTGCATTAACGACTAACATCATGGCAGGTGCAACCCCAGGCGCATCCGATGTCGTCAATATCATGACAGGAGCGTTTAGCGCTGGCACATCTCAATTTAATCTCTTTACGGGTACATCAACCGGTGGAACCCAAACTACAAATATTAATACCGGAGCATCAGCTTCTACGGTGAATATAGGAAATATTACGGGAGCTACCGCAGTTAATATTAAAGCAGGGACTGGATTAGTTAACGTGACAGGAAACCTAAATTTTGTTACATCTGGAAACAAAATTTTAAGTGCTAACGTTGGAACTACTACAGCAGCCGGGGCAAACAGCTTTGGTTCAGTAGCTTTAGTGGGAGGAACAGCAACAGTAGCAACGACTGCCGTTACTGCAAACTCATTGATTTTCTTGACTTGTCAAGCTTTAGGAACTGTAACAATAGCTTCAGGTCTTGCAGTCACAGCAAAAACAGCAGGAACAAGTTTTGTAATAACCGCAAGTCAAGTAACCGACACAAGTACCATTGCATGGTTTATTGTTAACTAAATATAGGGAAAAAATGCTAAATAACATTTCAAAACTTGAGTTTAAAGTAAATCAAAAAGTCTATCAAATCCTTTGTGATATAGATTCTCCTCTTGGTGATTTAAAAGAAGCTCTTTTTCAAGCTACAAAGTTTGTTGGGCAAATAGAAGACAATATAAAAGCACAGCAAGAGCAACTAGCAAAAGAAATGGAATCTAAAGAGCCTCCTAAGGAGGAATCTCCTAAACCAGAAGGTGAAGATGGCAATAAACAATAGTCAAGTTTGTCTATTTGGCACTGAGTTATCAGCCACTATGACAGGAGCTGCCGTATTAATCGGCATACTGCCTCAAAATCCCGTGACTTTAATTTTTGATAATCAAGGGACATCTTCAGTAGCCATTTATGTGAATGGCACTGGTGCTTCTCAATTGTGGAGAACTTTTCCAGCAGGTGAGGCTCTTGTGTTGGATTTAAGAGATAAAGCCCATGCAGCGCCAAATTTCACCCCTTCTATAGGTACTACTTTTTACGGTGTTGGAGCTTCGGGAGTTTTTTCAATTTCATATAACTACGCCCAAAACATGTGAGGTAGCCTTTGAGCCAAATATTTAAATCAGCGGCTTCAGGCGGAGGGCTTGTAACTTCAGTCGCAGGTTCTAACGGAGTAACTGCAAGTCCAACTACAGGAGCAGTCGTTGTTTCTGGAGTGAATGCGACAACCTCATCAGTCGGCGTCGCTTCTTTCAATCCTGCTGATTTTACAGTATCTCCAAGCGGTGAAGTAACGGCAATTTCTACCGGAACTGTTACAAGCGTTTCAGGTACGGCAAATCAGGTGGCAGTCGCCAATGGAACTACGACGCCAGTGATATCATTGATCGGGCCTTATACTCCGTCTACATATACCGCTCATAGCGTATTAATAGGAGAGGGGACATCATCAATCGTAGGCGTAGGCCCAACAGCTACAGTAGGACAAGTTTTACAAAGTGCAGGGGCTTCTTCCAATCCTGCTTATAGTACGGCGACCTATCCGCTATCAACTACAATTAATCAAATCCTATTTTCAAGCGCTGCGAATACTATCACAGGGCTTTCCACATCGAATAATGGCGTTTTAATTACATCCGCTACAGGAGTACCCTCATTACTTGCGGCAGGAACTACAGGCCAGGTTTTAACAGCCACAACAGGCTCTCCCCCTTCATGGGCATCACCTGCAACTTCGGGAACTGTAACTTCTGTTTCAGTTGTATCTGCTAATGGTTTTGCTGGAACTGTTGCTACCGCAACAACAACTCCTGCTATTACGATCTCAACAACAGCAACAGGAGTATTATCAGGAAATGGAACTTCTATTTCAGGAAGCGCTGTCACCCAGTTTGATGTTTTAGTAGGAGGCGCTTCAAATGCTATTTCAAGTGTAGGTCCTGGTACAGCAGGACAAATTTTACAGTCTGGGGGTGGTTCTGCAAATCCTTCGTATAGTACAAGCACGTATCCTAGTACTAATGCCATAAATACTTTATTGTACGCATCATCTGCAAATACCATGAGCGCCTTAGCAACTGCTAATAACGGAGTTTTGACTACAGGAACTACAGGAACTCCTGTCATTACAGCTCTTTCATCAAATGGGCAATTGATAATCGGGTCAGGATCAGGGGCGCCCGCCGCGGCCACACTTACATCAGGTACTGGTGTTTCTATTGTAAACGCAGCCAATTCAATCACAGTTAATGCCACGACAACAAATAATGCCCAAGTTTCAAATCTTGGTATTGCATATTCATCAGGAACCTTTACTGTTCAAGGCGCTACAGCCTCTTTAAGCTCTACTAATCCTGCTTATATTACTTTGCCAAGCAGAGCCACACCAGGTCTTCAAAATACTTTCACGGTTACAGCCAATCAAACATTTACAGACGCTACAGGCACAAATACTTTAGGAAATAGTTTATTTGGATTTACCACCAATATTGCATACGCTCAAGATGTTCCTTTTTATATTTATTTTGCCGCAGATAACACTGATTCTAACGGTACATTTTTCATATCACGCGTTCCCCATAGAACAGTTTGTCCTACTGCTGGAAATATAGGTCAATCTGGAAATACTCTTGCTAGCACTCAAGGCTCTTTCTTCGCATTAGCAGCAATTACCGCAGCAAATTTTGCTAGTCAACCTTGTATCTGTATAGGAGCTTTTAGAATGCGATATACAAGTTCCGCTGTTCCTTGGACTGTACAAACCTTAACAGATGGGTCAACTCCTTCACTTGCCGTAAATTTGCAAGCAGATGGCATTGGATGCTTTCATGAAGGTACTCGTTTCCAAGTGGCTACAGGTCAATTCGGAGCCGCTACAGGTTCATTTTTCGCAAATAATGGAGGAACTGCTCCAGCATGGACAACCCAAAGTTATAATTATACGATACATAAGAATGGATTCGTTAGGTTTGATATATCTGGAGCAACTTCATCGGCAGGTTCCGGAGCTGTAACAGCCACGCTTCCCCTTCCTTTAGAGAGTATAGATTCTGGAGGAGTTCCAGGTACATTTTTAACGAGTACGGGAGTTGGAGTTGTGGATTCTAGCGCTTCAAATACAGTTGTTGTTTTTGCTGGAATAAGTTCAGTTCCCTCATTTATTTCTCCTTTCACAAATGCAAATATGGCCGCAGCAACTTTTGGAGCATCATTTACGCTCTTGATTACTACTGCTTAATTAGGCAAAAAATTTTATTAATGTAAATCCGCTTTACATTATTTAAATCTATTTTCAACCCATTCTTCTGTAAATTTTTTTAAATCTTCATGACAACAATCATTATTAGACATTTCATATTCAAAAAAATCAATCATGAATTCTATTAACATTATACATATTTTGATTTGGGTTTCTATTTGTAATTTATCTATATCTGAACAAAAAAAATCTTTAAAATTATTTTCATTTATATCAAAATCACTTAAAGAACCAAATTTTTTATTTTTAATATAATTCATTCAAATAATACCAATCAGGGACTTGTTCACCTTTTTTCTCAAGTTCTTGTATCAATACTTTTTTATAAAAATCGCAAAGTGTGTAATGATATTCAGCTTCTTGTAAAGCTGTCTGTAGCTGATGCCATTCATTGATACAGGCAGCCGTATATTGATAGGCTATTAAAGAAACAAATCCTATTATTTTATAAAAAGGTGAAGCATTATTTATGGCTGAAAATAAAAGAACAAGGCAATTATTTCCCATTTCTCTATCTGAAATATTAGGAAGTAAAACACAAATTTTTTTAGCTTTTTCTAAACAAGCTTTGCCTTCTCTTAGATGTTTTTGCAAAGCGTCTTCATAATCTTCAAGATCAGTTTCTTCGATTTCATTTTGGATAGATTTTTTATTACAACTCATCATCATTAGAAGGTCATCACTAATCGTTGCGCTAAGAAAAAAAGGCAAACAAAGCAAAATCAGAAGTATTTTTTTCATAAGTAATTCCTAATGAGAATGTATAGGATAAAAACCAATCCATAAACAATAGCAGGTTTTTGATCTTTTGAAAAGTAATTTATTGCATAAACCATAAAAGTAAATATGAAAGCGCTGCAACAAGTTTCTAAAAAAGGTGATAAGTGAAAAATCATTTTTTTGGGTAACGATTCTTATGTTTTTTATCGTAACGAATTTTCATTTTTTTTTGTTGATGTTGAGAAGATTGGTTTTTTTCACGATTACCTAAATCATATGCATCAATATTTAAAGATATAAAACTTCCTAAAACGATAAATATAAAAATTATTTTCATTATTTAATGAATCCTGAGTAATCATAATAAGAAGCACAAAAAGAATTATCGCAGGATTTTCCTAAAATATAAAAATTATAGCAAAAAGGGCACCGCCAAAGTTTTAAAAAACTGAAATCCTTGGTTTTAAAAGCTTCGCTTTCAACATAATAAAAACCTTTATTATCGCAATGAATTACTTCAGTTTGAAGCCAAATATTTTGACCTTGATGAACTTGAAAACAATGATTATCAGAGGTTATATCATTAATTCCTATATAAATCTTCTCTGAATCAGGATAGATATGTTTACAGGGATCAATTTTTTTTAAATTAGGAAATACAGAATTCCATATACCTTTATGAGAATGATTAACATATGCATTAAGATTACATGATAAAAACCCTATTATAATAATATAAATTAACTTTCTCATAAACTTTTCTTGATTATTTTTTAACTTTAATCAACATATTTCTCAATTGATCAAGCTCTTCTTGTTGTTTAAGAATTAAACCTAACAACACACCATCACTTTCTTCAAGTTTTTTATGACGTGCAAACATACCTTTTCGAACATTGTCAAAAGATTTTTTGAAATCTTCTATATCAGAACGAAGTTCTGAAACTTCATCTTGTTCTTGCTCAAATAAATCATATTGCTTACATGCTAACATAATATTATTTATCCCTTTCTAGCCATCTAATAATCTCTCCAATAGATTTTTTTAAAATCTCATGCTCATCGAATTTACCATCTTTGAATAAAACTTGTCCAATAGCTTTAACATTTTCGCTCCAATTAAATTGGACATGGTAAATACCTTCTTTTTTGGGTAGTCTATTTTTAACATCGATCCAAGGCATTTAAAGTACTCTCCACTCTTCTTTTGAAGGTTTTCTATGCTTTTCTAAATTTATGGTCTTTAATTCTGGTATTTCCGAATAATCTATTTGGCCTTTCCTGAAGATTTTAGATAAGGTGACTCCTGATCCTGTAGCTTGCATACCATTCGACATGCTAAATAAGCTGTCTTTAAGCGTTTTTTGCCTTCTTTCCAAATCTGCAATTTGTTTTTTGATTTGAAGATATTCTGTAGCTGCATCTTTCCACTCCTTACTATCCATGTGTATATAGTTTTTTTTTGACTTTGGCTCTGTTTTTGTTAATACGCAATTCCAGAATTCAGCTTCTTCTCTTAAGAGATTTTCTACATACAAAGGATCATAATGCAGCTCTAAAACCTTTTGCGATTTAGAAGTATAGCTAAAGTAATAAGCTTTTTTCAAGCCTGAACATTCCATTTGGTGCATTAGTTGAGGAATATACACCGATGGTATTTCACCATCCATAGCGCATTGGTGTGTTTTCCCATCATCTCTAGGGCATTTTATTTCTACAATAGCTTTACCTGATATCTCCATTCCATCTAAAGAAGCCATCAAATAATTAATGGTAGGATGCAAAACAACTTTAGGAACCATTAAATAGTTGGTAAGTTCCTCAAATTTTGTTAAAGCTATAGGTTCAAGATCTCTTCCTCTTTTCATATCTTCATTATCGTAACTGGAAACTTCTGGTGAAAGTTTATCTTCCCATACTTGAAGAGTAGTTTTCCAAGGATCGACACCCGCAATTACGCGGGCATCTGTAGCAGTAACTTTAGTTTTACGAAAGGCATGCCATTCGGCAGTGCGCTGTATAAATCTTTGATCAATTTGAGGTTCCATCTAAGCCTCCACAGCAATATCTTCAACGATTGTAATAGATTGCTGATACTCTAAAGCATTCTTTGAGAGCTTCATCTTAACCGAATCGTAAAGTTTGGATGGCAAATTTTGCAAAGAGTTCATTTGTTTAGAAATGAGCCACTCATTAATTGCCGTTTGGCAATCAGGAGAGCAATTATCTAATAAAGAATAAAGCTCATCATATTGTTCAGAAGAAATAAATTTTTCATCTTCTACTTTAGCATCAGACATTTGAAGCTCTTCATGTTTTATTTCAAGCCTTGGAGATTCTTCTCTGCTTTTGGCTATTTCTTTAAGCTCATCATGAGTATAACCAGCTCCTTTGATAACATCAGGAAATAATTGCCTTGCTAGCATAGACATAGCCCTATTGTAAAGCATCACCGCAGGGTATTTGTCGTACATCATTTTAGCAATCCCAGCTCTTTTAGCATCTTCCATGCTGAAAGTGATTGTCCAAGTATCTCCATTATCTGCACGTTTACCATTCAAGATAACTTGAAGATTGGTAGATTTAGGATCTTTTGTGATGCTATGCCCAGCTCCTCGGATTAGGCAAGCCATCATTTCTGATGACATACCCACTTTTCCTTGTACAAAGTAAAGACCACCGTTTAAAGCCTCTAAAGGGTTAATTCCAAGACTTTTTGCTTTTGAAACGATAGCAAAAATCCCTTCTTGCCCCATCTTCTGATAGTGAGGTGTTTTCATAAGCATTGAACACATTTTTTCTGTTTGTTCAATTTCTATTAAAGCAGAACCAAAGTCATCCTTTGGTTGTATAAGCGAAATTTGTTTTGTAGTCATGGTTAAGCTCTCCTGATTTTAACTTTTTTGTCTAAGATTTCTTGATCTGAAAGCCATTCTAGATTAGAAATGGCTCCATTAATGGTTTGATGATCTAATTCTTTATCACCATAGATTTCATTTTTAAGCATCGTGACATGTCTAGAAAAAGCTTTTTTGTAATCTTTTACTAGAATTTCCGCTTTAATTTTTGCAGATTCTAGTTGCTGGGGTGTGACTACATTAGGATGGTCGAAATCTACATCATCCGTATCAACTTTGTGATGTTTAGCTAGACATTGCAAAGCTTGAGATGCTCTAAGTTCATTGAATTTAACACCGTCAAAAAGCTCTTCAATCAAAGCAAATACAGCTTCTTTGGGATCTTTAATAGGATTAAAATCTTCGCCTTCGCAAAATCTTTTGTATTCATCATCGATAGCATTTGTGATCCAGCTATCATAGCTTCTTTGTGCCATATGGACTCCTTGGTTGGTTACATGCTCAAACATAAAACATTTAATCTTTTTTAGTCAAACGTTTTTCTTTTCAATGCAGATTTTTTTCTTTTCGGCATTGCGTAAAAAGACGAAATTATGGCAATGTTTTACCAGTAACATTAGAGGTTTATATGGATTTAAAAATTTATTTTTACAAGAAAAATATATTAGGCAGGGACTTCGCAAAGAAAATAGGTTTAAGTCATGGCGCTTTAAGCCAAATATTAAATGGACATCGAATTCCGCATCGAAGTACGGCAGAAAAAATTGAAGTTGCAACCAATGGAGATGTAAAAGCAACTGATCTTTTGATTTTCTGTTTGCAAAAGAGAGCGCAAAAGGTTATACAAGAAAAGAAAAATTTACAACAAAAAACGTCATGCCGTTCGTAGGCAAACTCTTGAAAGTAAAAAACCCCGATTACTCGGGGTCTATTACCGCTTGTAACCAACCAAGGCGACAAGCTGAGGAAACACTTAAAACAAAACTAGAGATCGACTTAAAAAATCTAGCTTACAAATTTTTATCAACACATAAAAACCAGCAAAAAATCAGCAAAAAACTTAAATGTAGCAATGCAGCAATGCAGCAATGCAGCAAAAAAGTTAAGCACAGCAATGTTAAACAGAGCAACGCAGCAACAAATACAGCAATATTAACAGTTTCAGCAAAAGTTTCAGCAAAAGTAAAAAACTTTAAAAACAGATTAAAACTTTACACCCAGCAAAAAGATATAAAACTTTAAATCCATAAAAAAAGTTAAAACCAGCAAAAACCAGCAAAAAAGAGCAAAAAAGGAAGAGATTCCTAAAATAGGGTCTCTTCAAAAAGGCAAATAAAAGCCTTTTAAAACACGAGAACTAACACACACGTTGTAAATTCTCCTTTTTTGCTGTTTTTAATGCAACAACAAAAATAAGGAAAATATCATGTCTTCTCATCAAATCGTAAGACCATCTGGCGAAAATTACTCTATCGATGTAGTTATGGCCACTGAATATGGAATAGAAGAAGCCTTCTTGATTCGACATCTTCAGTTTTGGATTAGATTTAATAAAAATAAGCAAACACATCTCATAGATGGTCGAACTTGGACTTATCAAACATTAAAAGAAATGGCGGATCATTTCCCATTTCTAAATGAAAGAAAAATTAAGTATGCATTGGATAACCTAGAAAAGATGGGCGTTATTTTTAAAGGCAACTTCAATAAGTCTCCAATCGATAAGACTTGTTGGTATTCTTTTGTCCATGAAGATGTATTCGTTCCATCTCTCTCGGGAAATTCAAATAAAGTTTACGAAAGACAAAATTGTCCATCGACGGACAAAATTGTCCCATCTATACCAGATACTAAAACTACAGATACTAAGAAACCCTCCCTAAAGGGTTCCCATTTTGAAGATCCCAAACCTGACAAAAAAGGGGAGGGAGGGTTTCCTTTAAAAGAAGAATGGCAATTTCTCAAAGACATCGATATTCAAGATCGAGATAAGCAAAGGCTTATTTCTAGATATTCTCCCTCTCTGGTTAAACAAGTGATCGACTATGTGACATCGCCTGACTTTGTACTTGATAAGACTTTAGAGGCTGCAATATTCTATTATGTTAAAAATCCAGATCATTTACGTGAAAATAATAAGGAGAAAGAAATAATGGATGACTCAGATCAAGTTCTTTTAAATAGAAATGAAGCTGAAAAATTTGCTTGTGAAGTTAGAAAATGCCCTGATTTCCCAGTAGTTTTTCATGGAGGACATGAAGGGGGATACGTTGAATTTAGACATTTGAACGGATTCAAGATTTATTTCAATGATAAAAAGTTCGATGAAAAGTTCAAAAATGCTATAAAAAGCTATGGTGAGTATGTAAACAAACATAAAAAAGCCCAGGAAAGGCCCAAAAATGACCTATAACGAAACAAAATACTAAAAATGATCCAATAGGTCGGAAAAGTGATTAGATCGTTTGTATCCAAAAAAGGAGCTTCTATGAATGAATTCGAAGAAGACCTATTGAGTTTAATAAAAAGGTGTGAAATGTTTTTTTCAAATCATTTATTTTCATTAGATCATTCAGATCATAATGATTATTTATCTAAATTTAAAAAATCATATAGTTATATAGCTTTTGTAAAAAAATATAGTAAATTTGATATAAACATATGTCCTGATATAACGATATGTCCTAAATGTTCTTATGTCCTAAGTAAGCAAGAAGAAAATACTCATATAGGAATAACTTTATCCGAAGAAGATGGAGTGCAATTGTTAGAATCTCTTGAGAATGATTCTTATATGAGTGAAAAATTTAAAAATGCTTTAAAAAAATTTATAGAATCTATAAATGACGACACATGATCTGATCATCATTACCATCTTTTTTATTTTGCTAGCTCTTAGATTCTATTATTTAGAAAAAGACGCCCAAGATGATTAAGATTATCATTCCAGGTGATCCTATTGCTAAGATTAGACCTCGATTTCGTAAAAATAGTTTTACTTACGACCCTCAATGTAAAGAAAAGAAGACATGCAAATGGAAAGTCAAAGAAATTCTGAATAACTACTATTCTCACCTTTCATTTCCACTAAAAGATGCCATAGAATGTCACTTTAATTTTTACTTCAAGCCCCCTAATTCTTTTTCAAAAGCTCTTAAAAATTTGGTATCTTGGGGTGTATATGATCACATCTTTAAACCCGATATTGATAATTTGTTAAAGTTTTATCTTGACGTGATGAACGAAATCGTTTACGAAGATGATAGACAAATAACATACGCTTCGGTCAAAAAGTATTACAACCATAAACCGAGGATAGAGATTATAATCATGGAAAAAACAAATCTTCTTAAAGAAAAAGTTGAAAAAATTCTAGGCAGTTTTTCAAACGATGAGTTTTGCGAATTAGCAGCAGATCTAGAAGTTGTTTCAGATTGTCTTTGTGCAGATTTCTTAGAAAGTAATGATGAAGCTAAATATAAACTTCAACTTGAGGCTGCTTATACCTTAAGTGTTTTTGCTGATAGATATGCATCCGTTTTCAATAATATTCACAAAAAATATCCCTCTTTTTGGAAAGAAATTTTAAATGATAAAGAATCTATTGATCTTCAAGAAAGAATGGAATGTTTATTAAAAAGTAGTTATGAAAAATAAGACAAATAAGTTAGTTAAAATTATAAAAAGCGAAATAAAAAAACCACATATGGAAGATAACCAAATTTCAAGGGCTTTTGCTCTTAGTTTAGGTTTTATATCCATAGTAATTTTATTAGCTTTCGCAGCGTTTGCACTTTGTAAAAGGTAAAGGAATTTTATGCCATTAAAAATGGGCACCTCAAAAAAAACCATAGGGAAAAATATTTCCGAGATGGAAAAATCAGGCCACAAAAAGAGTCAAAGTATAGCTGCTGCTTTGAATGAGGCAAGAAAATCAGGCGCAAAAATACCAAAGAAGAAAAACTAAGGATATAGGAATGGATAAGAAAATAAAAAAAATGGAAAAAGAAACATCTAAAGTCGGAAAAGATCTAAAGAAATTTGAGAAAGCCGATAAGAAAAGAGATCATCTTGTTGAAAAAGGCAAAATGATGAAAAAGAAAGGATGCTAAAAACAAAAAATGTTTAATTTATTATTCTTGGTTTTTGGAGTCGTTGGCATATGTTCTTGCGGGTTAACTATTCCAGAAATTGAGCTTGCTGAAGAAACTGTTGTGGAGGTTATCGAAGAAGCAGAAAAATTACAAAAAGCTTATTAGACTTTAGCGGCAAATTAGGTAGTTGTCTTTTTCTTCACATGAAAGACTCCTTTTGTCTACCTAGTTTGGACCGCCTTTAATCTTTTCCTTTGTGTAAACCCATGGGGTCTCTCTTTGACCTAAGAGCATTGAGAGGCCCTTTCAAAAAAAGAGAGATTATATGTACATCGATACAATAAGTGATATCAATAAGCTTCCTCAATATCTATTTTTTAAAATTAAAGGAAAAGTTATTTATGAAAATCGAAAGTACCTTATTTTAGAAGCTCACGAAAAAAAGAAAAAAGAACATATATCCATGGCGGTTTTTTTAATCATTTTTACTTTAGGAATTATTCTTTTCATTCCTAAATATCGTAAATTTATAGATAATGCTTTTAATGGCAAAAAAATTACTCATTACATAAATATTCTGTTTATACCGCCTACTTTATCAATACCTTTAAGTGCAAGTATGTTAATTCATCTTAGCCAATTTTCTAAAATACCTATTCCTTCTAAACCTGAAAAAATGAACATCAAAACTTTTTAAAAAATCAACAATAGATTTATCACATGTATAAATACATAAAATTATTTACTTATTTTTTCATTTTAGCTAATGTACGTGTGCCCGATAAGTATCCTCCGGAAATACCAAGAGGACCAAATGTACCTTCTCCAAATTATTATGATTTTAACTAAATGAAAAAAGAACAGTGACTCACTGGATGCCATTGCCGGAGAGGCCGAATGATTGACTGGTTTATAATCCAAATCTTGAAACTTAAATGCGCTTGGTATGCTGCTCGAATAGCTTACTACAATGCAAAAAATCAAAGTCTCAGGAAAGAAAAGGAAGAGCTGATACATAGATTAAATCGTAAAGATGAGTGAGATTTTAGCTTGTGATGAAAGAAATAATTTTAAATCTTAACAAAACTTTCACCGCCTTCAAAATAACGCGTAGAAGGTAAAACAATAAATTATTTGAAACATAGTATATATTATCAGACGTTACGAAAAATTACGAACAACAAAAAAGATTTATGTCAAGTAAAATAAAATATCCAAAAAACATCAGCGATTATTGGGAAATTGCAAATACACGCGAATGCTCATTATGGGCTTGGGGAACTACTCAACCCAAAGAAGGTATGATAAAACTTTTCGAAAAACTCCATCCAGAATATCCTATTAAAGATATGAAAATGAAAGATAGTGAACCCTTATTCTATTTCATATGTAGATTGGGTTATTTATACCAAATTTCTTGCTTGACTCCTCCAAATCTTTAGAGATTTGGCAGATGAAGCTCTCAGGAAGCATAAGGACAACGAGAATGTCGAGTGAAATAACTACTAACCAAATTAAGCACCGATGAAAGTTGAAACAAAAATTAAGATAGGCAAATTTATTTTTCACCCTTGCACCTCAGGAGTGTTTGCGTTTTATCTTTTTGATATGAATCTTGTTTTAGATTTTTAATAAATCTCTTTCAAATCATCCTCACATCACCTATATTAAAGTAACCCTCTTGAGTCTCACTTAGCTAAATCCCTAAAAAAGATTTCGGTGAGACTTAATGGATGAATTAGGTACTAGTCACCCGAATACTAGACGCACTGGATGTCAAAAAGAAGTGCCGCAAGCTGCATGTCTTCTCGATAGTAAACCATGTTGGTTGCCCGTGACCGCTTAGCTAGAAATACGGGCTTTTTTAAATGAAAGAAAAAAATTGACAAAAAATTATTTTTTCACAACATCGATAGGTAAATCTCTAAAACCTAACACCAAAAAATCATGGCTAATAAAGAAAGAATCAGACTTCAAAGAATAAAAAAAGCTAACGAAGAATGGCTAAATCGTGATAAACCTAAACGTCAACGTGCTAAAGATAATGCTTGGAAACATGGATCTTGCTTATCCCATATGCAACGTGCAAATCTTGGATATACAAATATTTAAAATACGAATTTGATAAGGAGTAAGAATGGATTTTAATGAACTGAAGGAATGCAATAATTATGCCATGTTTTTGTACTACTCCAGAAGAAGATCTTGAGGAAGCTGAGAAAAAGATAAAGAAGATGATGAGGGAATTAGTTCACGAAATTAAATTGGTAAGGGAAAGAGGATATGACCCGGAAGTATTATTAAGGGATACTCATAAACTTATGGATCATATGTTCTATTATTAAGTGATACTCATAAACTTATGGATCATATGTTCTATTATTAAGTGATACTCATAAACTTATGGATCATATGTTCTTTGGAAAATGTGATGAAAATTGGTATCCGGTAATTGAATAATGGAAAAAAGAATAACAGAATTTTTGAAAGTAATTGAAGAAATTCCTTTGAATGAGAATGGATGTAAAATATGGCCCATGGGAATTAATTCATGTGGATATGGGCATTTCTCGATCAAAAATAAATCTTATAATGTCTCTAGATTACTTCATCAAACTTTGAATCCAAGTTGTCATAAGGGAAAAGTAGTTAGGCATAAGTGTGACGTTCGTTCGTGTTGTAATATCGATCATTTAGAAATTGGCACCCAAAGACAAAATATAATGGATGCTTCAAATAGGAAAAGATTGCTATTTGGAGAGAAGAATAATAAAGCCAAGTTCACTAGAGAAATAGTTGAAGAAATAAGAACAAAATACCCAGGAAAGAGCACGATTGAATTAGCTAAAGAGTATAACACTCACTCGCAAACAATAAGGTCTATGATCATAGGAAAAACGTGGAATCACGTGCCAGGTAAAAAACCATTGATAAATAGCAAAAGAGCTTTGGGTGAAAAAATGGGAAGATCAAAATTAAGTGAAAAACAGGTATTGGAAATACGAAAATATTACCCTGAAAAAACAGGCCCACAACTAGCTAGAGAATATGGTGTTGGTCATGCAATGATTTATGCAATAATTAAAAGAAAAAATTGGCTTCACATATGATCGTGGATGTGATTTCCGATTTGCATGGTTTCTATCCCAAACTTGAAGGAGTCGATCTCCTTATCGTGGCAGGGGATTTGACAGCTAGAGATGAAATCAAAGAATACATGGCTTTCCATGAATGGGTAAGAAAACAAGAATACAAAAAGGTAATTCTTATAGCAGGAAATCACGATAATAAAATCCAAGATGGATTTTTCAATCTCGATATAAAAAGAAATGTCACGAAAGAATGGCTAGGATTCGAATATCTATGCGATTCAGGAACCGAATTCGAAGGCCTCAAGATTTGGGGTTCTCCTTGGACTAAAACATTTCCTGGCATGAATCCGCATTGCAAGGCTTTCACTTGCGATACAGAAGAAGAGCTAGCTATCAAATTTTCCTTAATACCTGAAGATACGGATATTTTGATCACGCATGGTCCCCCTCGTGGAATTCTTGATTGTAATAAATATGGGTTTAACTGTGGAAGTACCTCTCTTTTTGAAAAATCTCGAAAATTGAAAAACTTAAAATTGTTCTGTTTTGGACATATACACGAAGCTTATTCAATGATTAACACTCAAGAGATGAATAATTCTTTACTCATGCTTTTAAGTCCAAATAAACCAAATTGTTTACCTGTTATTGTCAATGCTAGCCATGTAAACGAAATATACGAACCAGTCAATAAACCAATAAGGATTATATTGTGAAAGAAAATACTTCCAACAATAAAGACGACTATTTTGGAAAAACATTAACTATTAGCGATAAAGTGGTTTATATAGGAGAGGGAGAAGATCCCGCTAAAGATCCTTACATGATAGCTTATGCAAAAGCTTTGAAAGAAGTTTACGGGAAAGACAATCAATCAGGAGAAAAACAATGAGACAATGGGGAGCCTATAATGGGATTAGCGTTTAGCGTAACGGACTACGAATGTAATGCCCACTGGATGCCGTTACCCGAGAAACCTAATGAATGAGTGGATCAAAACCGAAGAACAACTTCCCAACTCTGGAGATTTAGTCATATGTTACAACGATCATCAAAATTTTGATGAGAATGGACCTTTTTTCATTTGTAGATATCAGGTTAGTTATTGGGACATGGTCAACGATACACATCCTAACTCAAGTAATTATCGAGATTTTTCCCCAACCCATTGGATGCCACTTCCACAGAAACCCACTCAAATTCCTTCCGTGAAGCATGTTGGGTCAATGTGAAGGATAAAAGTCTTGTATCTCCTCCCAATAAGGTTATAAAAGTTTCCTCTGGATAATTTATTCAAATAATTGATATCAATAAAGTATGGAAGAAAAAAATAAAGTCGGTAGACCTAGAGAACACAATAGAGAACAAATAGCTATTGATCTAATAGAATGGGCTAGAAAGCCAGATAGCATTAATTTCAATAAGTTTTGCGCTCTATACCATACTCCTTTTCCAGCAACTAAGTTAATTGATTGGTCAAAAGAATGTAATGAATTTCGTGGAGCTTATGATACTGCAAAAGCTTTTGTTGCTTTTAGAAGAGAAGAAAAACTTAGTAACGAAGAATTACATGTTAAAGCTTACGATCTAAATGCAACTGTTTATGATCTATTAGCAAAAGCAGAAAAACAGGATAACGCTAAGTTCGAAGCGATGCTTAAATTGGCTGAGCAAGTTAACATTTCTGAAGAAGATAAATCTCGTGTTGTAGCAGTATTGAATCAGCTTAAGTCTTTACAAGAATCAGCTCGTAATATAGCTAGCAACAATACTAAAACAGCCTGAAGATCAGAGTTTGTGACAAAGCTATGAAGAGCATGGGATGGAAGGTTGTCAATGCTTTTTATTTGTTCTTCTAGCATATCTAAGAGATCTTTTTTAGTGTAAATAGGCTTAGATTCTGTCTTATCTTTAGATTTATCATCATCTATTTTCTTAAAAGTCACTACAATTTCGTTTCCTTCATCATCGACACGCAAAAAATTATTAAAATCTTTTGCAAAGCATCTTAAAGACTCTCCTGCGTCTAGAGATATCTCTCCACATTTGCAAACAACATAATCTGTTGAATGAAAGCTTTCAATGATGCTTTGACAAAGTTTACATTTAGCTCTGTTTCTCATATGGTTACAGTATGCAAGAACCTTTCTCCTCAAAGCAATTAGAATTTATTATTAACAGTGTTAAGCCTTGGAATCTGGCTCATGGTTCTGTATCAACTGGTAAAACCGTTTGTAGTACCTTTAGATTCATGCAAGCAGTAGATGAGTGCCCTGACAATGATATAGCAATGATTGGTAAAGCTTCTGCAACGCTTTATAATAACATCATTACCCTTATCTTCGAATCTCCGCAACTAAGCATATTTAGGCCTTTCTGTACGTGGTTTCCAAGTGATAGGACACTAAGATACAAAGATAAGAGAATAACAACGTACGGAGCAAAAGATGAAGGTTCTACACAGCTTATTCAAGGAAGAACCCTTTCTTTAGCCTATTGTGATGAAATGACGCTATTTCCTATTTCATTTATTAATATGTTGGACTCTCGCCTTAGGAAAGAGCATAGTATGGGATTTGGAGCTATGAACCCCGCTTATCCTGACCATCTTATAAAGAAATGGATTGATAAGGGTGAAGAAGGAGATCCAAATTATTATTCACTTCACTTTACTTTGCCTGATAATCCTTACCTGACGGAAACCTATAAAAACCGTATTAAGAATAGTTTGTCTGGACTATTTTATAAGCGTAATTACCTAGGGCTATGGTGTTTAGCCGAAGGAGCTATCTTTGATTTCTTTGATCGCAACATACATGTTGTTGAAAGGGCTCCATCGGCTGCCGAATACTTCATTGCCGGTATTGATTACGGGACTAGCAACGCTTTTGCTTGTGTATTATTGGGTGTCTCAACGGGAAAGTACACACAAACAGGAAAAAGGCTCTGGGTTGAAAAAGAATACTACTGGGACTCAAAACGAGAAGGACGGCAAAAAGTAAACTCTGAATATGCTAATGAAGTCGCTGAATTCCTAGAGCCCTATGGTGTAAAGCATCTTTATATCGATCCAAGTGCAGCCGCTTTTAAGCTAGAGTTACAAAGAAGAGGAATTCGTCCAATAGATGCTAATAATGATGTTGAAAATGGAATTCAAATGATGTGTAGTGAGATGCAGAAGGGATCTCTTTATGTAATTAAAACCTGTCCTAATTTAATTAGAGAGATAGAGAGCTATGTTTGGGATTCTAAAGCCGCAGAAAGAGGATGGGATCAACCGTTAAAGAAGAATGACCATGCAGTTGATGCTTTACGGTATTGTATTGCGAGTCACAAAGTGTCTGTATATAATCCATATCCAGAAAACACAAGAAATGATCAATATTTAGGTAATAGATTTAATCCAGGTACTAGAAGGTTTTGATGCCGCGTAAAAAGAAAGATAACCCCGAAATGCTTCCCGCAATCAATCATAAAAAAAGAGAGCAAAACTTTGAAGAGATCACAACATTTATGCCTGTTATGCAATTAGGTATTAAAAATCCTAAGTTTATATTGGAAAAAGGGCAATACAACCGCGCATATATTATAAATCTTCTTAGAACACTGCTAGATCAAATACATTCTATGCGTTTTTCACCTAAAGATTTACAAATCACGCTTCAACATAGCATTCAAAAGCTCCTAGTCGATATCGAAATGGAGGACTTTAAGACGAGTGGCGTTAAACATGATCCGGATACTATAAAATGATTAGCAATTCACCACAAACATGGCAGGAAATGATGCATTCTTTTGAAAATAATTTAATTTTGGATAAAAATTTGAGAGATCTCCCTTTTTCTTGCAGGGTTTCCAATGTTCTTGATGCCACTAATTTGAAAACGGTAAGAAATTTGGTTTCTAAAACTCCTTCCGAGTTAATGGAATATAGAAATCTAGGTAAACAGGCATTGAAAGAAATTATCGTATTTTTGGCACAATATGGACTGTCATTGAAGGGTGACTCATTGCCATAATTAAAATTTTAATATACATTGGCCTCAAATCAACATTTCTATCGAAATGGAGGCTCTTTGTCTTTATATTACCCGCCCTGGAATAATTCTCTAGAACCTAATCAAGGTAATGTTAGGCAATGGCTTGACAATCTGTATAGCAAATTCCAGCCCATTGAGCAAAGCCGTTGGAACCAAAGCAACATTGATACTCTTTTCTATGCGGGTGCCCAACAATTCGTAAATCGTTATTTCAATTTTAATCCTACTTCAGCTTCTCAAAATTATTACTTCAATTTGATTCAACAACCCGTAAACATGATCACGGGAAGAGAAAGACAGCATCGAAAAAACTTTTCTTATATTGCTTGTGAGGGTGCAGATCCCCTAACTACAGATCAATACACTAAACTTATAACTCACGTTGCTAATAGAGGGTGTATCCATGAGCAAAAGAGTAAGGCTAAAGAGCTTTCTGCCATAGCTGGAATGTGTCTCATGCAGCCTTATCTTGATTACATGGGTGATGATGCGGCACAAGGTGATTTAAAGGTTAAGATTTGGGAGTATAATTCGTTTCTCGTTGATCCTTATTTCCGCTCTCCTGACATGAATGATGCACAATTTGTTTGGTGTCAAGAGTATATAAGCAAGAAAGAAGCAGAATCTCGTTTTCCCGACAAATTGCAACAAATTGGTCCTATGTCTGGAACGCCTCAAAGATACGGAAGCTTCTATTTCTTACCTGAAAATTACAATATGGCAAGAAATGACCTAATGGTCCTTTCTTATGTGTGGTATAAATGGAAACGAAAGAAACGACGGTTATATAGCCGAACTCGTAATCAATTTTTTGATTTTGCAGCCGATGAAGAGAATTTGGAAGAGATTTTATACAATATACCCGACATGGAAGAGGTAACAGTTGAAACGCCGACTTGGAAACTTGCTGTTGTTCTTAATGATCAGCTTATGTTTCAGGGTGATAACCCTCTTGGGTTTGATCAATGTCCTTTTATTCCTTATTTTTGGAACTACGAACCACACATTAACTACTATGATCTACGCGTTCGTAGTCTTGTGCGCACTATGCGAGACCCTCAGTTTCTTTTTAATTATAAAGTCATTACTAATAATGACATTGCAGCAGCCACCATTAATGCGGGATGGAAAAGGAAAATCGGAGCGGTAGCTAACGAGGACAATCTTAAGAAATCTGGCCAAGGCTGGGATGTAATCATCAATGATGGCTATGAAATGACAGACGTTGAGAAGATTATTCCTAGCGCTGTTCCTGAGTCTGATTTGGCTTTAGCACAACAAATGGCTGACCTGATTTATCAAACATCAGGCATTAATATGGAAAACTGGTCTGGTCAGCAAGATAAGCAGATTTCTAGCCTTACTATGCTTTTAAAACAAGATGCTAACTTAATGGTATTTCAGAAGTATTTTGACCAATGGGATTTTTCGGATAAACTTCTAGGAGAAAGGCTTTTACAGGTTGCATTGAACAACTGGAATGCTGAAAAAGTCAAATTGTACATAGGTGAAGATCCAACCCCGTTCTTTTATAGCAAGATTTTCTCTAAATTCCAAACAATAGTAGAAGAAAGTGATCTTACCCCTACACAACAGAATCTTCAAGCGCAACAAATGATGGATATGAATCAAGCTTTTGGCAGGGAAGTTTTTCCACCATCTATGATTATTCCTAAACTAAATATCACTGGTAAAGGCGAAATCATACCTTATCTACAACAGCAAGAGCAACAAATGCAAGCCACTCAATCTGAAGAGATGAATCTTAAACATACCGTTGAAGAAATGAAGATTAAAGAGCTTATGGGTAAGATACATAATCAGCTTTCTCAAGCACGCGAGAGAGATTCTAGATCCGAATCTAATGTAGGTCTATTCGAAGAAAGAATGAGTATGATATCTAAGAATCACGCTCTTGCTTCTAAAGAGAAGATGGCAGCATTAGCACAATTATTAGAGACTATACAGAAATTCGGTGAAGTAGAGACATTTCTTAAATCTAATGAACTTGATTCTATTAAATATGATGAAGAAGAGAATGAAAAGAATTCACGACAAATGGTAGAAAGAAATGAAGCATCAAAAAGATTTATTGAGCAAATTATGGGTAGTCAACAAAGTCAAAATCAGCAACAATCGGGCCAAATGGCCCAAATGAGGTAATTATGAAACAGCATGATGATAGTAGACCAGGAACTTTTAAGTCTGGTGGGCAAAGGATAGATGATCATTCATCTTGGATGGGTGGAAAAGGTAAAGCGAGCGTATTTCCAGATGGTCCACATAAAACCAAAGACGAAAGCTCTGCAATGGGCGCAGGATCTTTGCCAAAATACATGGATACAACGGAAGACATCAAAAGAACCCAAGTTGATGCAGTGAAGAAGATTAAAGGGCATCAAGGCAAGCTTCCAGAGTACAGAAATTAATTTTAGATCCTGTAGAATCAATATGGTAGAGTGTCGGTTGTATAGGTAATGCTATTATATGCAGGTTGCTGGTTCGAATCCAGCCAGGATCATAATTTTAAGGATAAATATGAAAAGCACAAAGACTGTTGAGAGCTATAAGAACACTGCTGCTCAAAAAAATAGGACAACTGAAAAATCAGGCAAATCTAAGTTTGCAGATCCTATCCGTATTAAAGAGCAGAATCCCAAAGATAAACCCGTTGATGGTGTAGGGATTCAATGGGATTATAGATGCCCGCAATATGATCAGAGATCAAGTAATTTTGTAAATGCTGGTACTCATTATGGCGTTGGACATAAGCAGCCTGTTGGTCATACGGGTAATCCTAAACAAGTGGTCGATGTGCTTCCACAAACACGGCATAACACCCTTCAAGATGATGATTTAGGTTAATAATGGCCCAAGCCCAACAAGCCGGACAACCTAATAGAGAGCAACCAGGACGTTATAAGAGGGAGCGCTTTGCTCACACTGCTAATACTAAGTATGGCATGGGTGACAACTACGGCACTGGGATTAAAGCTAAGATAGGCACAGTTAGCCGAGACTATATGGGGATGACATCTGATTTACCTAAGAAGGTGAAGACTCCTCCTCGTTCTCTGGCTTAGAATATGTAGGCGCGTCTTCAAATGAATAAGTAGCCTGAGCAAACCACATTCCATTTTCAGTCCAAACTTTTATTTCTGAATCAGGATGCTCAAACATAAAACGGTTTAGTTGTTCTTCCAAAAAGCATCTTTCGTTAATTTGAAAAAGCCTGATCCATTTAGGTTTCATCATACTTTCCTATCTTTTTGTCTAACTTCTAGATCAAACTGCTCTTCGAGCAAGATTATAGACTCTAATTTCTTTATTTGAAGATCATAAAACTTCTCTTTGTCTTCATATTCTGCATTCACAGTAGCAATTGCGGCTTCGATCTTCTTTTTCTTGTCTTGTTGCAAATAAGATTGAAATAGATACAGAGATTTTAGGTATTGCTTTCTTGGTTTGAATACAGGAAGTTTGACGGTTTCCAGCCATGATGTCCAACTTATAAAAGCGTGGTCGAAATCAGCTAGAAGTTGCTTTTTTGAGAAGTCTTTTTGTGATTCATGCGCAATTAACCGCTCATCATTGCGTGGATTAAACGGTGTGCATGGTCCTTCTGAAGCAGGTTTTTTTTCCATTTAAGTTTTCCAAGCGAATTTTTCAAGATCAACAGCAGGGGGCAATTCTATATAGCACCAATGCGTTATATCTTTGTAAGAAATCTTACCCTCAACTACTCTAGGATGATTACGGCTATAAAGAAGCGTTTCAACCCATCTATGATTTCCCATTATTATAAGTCGATCTTCTTCAGGTACCTCATCAATAAATGCGATCCAATTCCAGTTTACTTTTGGAGGTTCTTTCTTCATCAATCTCTCTCGCTACTTTAATGTAAATCTGTTTCACGGCCTCATTACTCAAATCATCTTTGAAAGGAGCCGCTAATATACTCATATTTTGCCTGAATTGGTCAATACTCCAAAGAACAGTTTCATTTTCGGTTATATTTCCTTTTATATATTGTCTCCACAGTTCGTAAGGGGGAAGCAGCCAACATATTTCCATCTTATCGGTTTTAGAAATAGCTCTAAAAAGATATGAATTTACTTGTGGCCTAGGTTTTGTGAGTCTTGCTTGCCATAACATGCGCTTTGAGACGCCATCGTCGGCAGTTCTGGGATGAGCAAACAGATAAACATAAGGTGAATATTGCTGTAATCCTATTGAAAGCCTGTTTTTCTTTAGACAATCTTCTGCTCCTTGGGCAATATTTATTGCTTGATTTTCTTTAAAATGTAATAGACGATCGTGAGTTTCTAATCGGTTAATTTTCATTTGTTTGATATAAAATTAAAATTTTAGTTTAATGCCATTATATCCAACCGCAACCCAGCGTCAAGGGTAAAGGATTATATGACAGCACAAAGTTCCTCAA